TGTTATTTGATCACCAATTACTTTTAGTTTATTACTCATAGTATCCTCCATTAAAAAACTCATTAGTAATGAGTGTAGTGATTAGTTTAATATAATATATCCTAATATGCCTATAAAGGTCAAGCCTACTATTAAAGCTATGCATATAATTAATAACATTAGTGATATTGGCATACTCTTTCCTCTAGATATTAACGTAAAAAAAAGGGATACCTTCTATTGAAGGCATCCCTTTTGTAGTGTTAGAACGGAATATTATTTTCAGTAAGGTCAACCATATCTGGTGTAAGTTCCAACACATCACCATCATCCTTACGATTGCCAGATACCATGTTTTGAACTATCTCTTTAGCTGTATTACCTTCAAAGAAACCTACAATTTGATCAAATGATAAACGTAATTTCTTCCCCATCTGACCAGCAAGGTAGGCATCCCTTTGAGAGAGAAAAGTAACTTGACCAGTTGATGTTACAATCTTAATACGTGGCAAACCATCTTTGATTGCTTTGTCAAGCAATGCTTGATTCTTTGCAACTCTACCATCAGGTGTTAAAGCAGTACCAAACTTGATACCATCTTTAGTCAAGACAGCAATAACGAAAGGTGTAACAACTGTGTTTGTATTTTGCATTGTATTCTCCATATGTTATAAGTTATAATATAATATGTTGAGAGGGGACAACCCCCTCACTTCGTGGGGGTTTCCCTAAATGTACCAAGGTGCAAGCTTGAAACTAATTTTACAACCAGCACCTACTTACCCCTGTTAATCCAAACAAGGTATACGTAACATATAAAGCACCAGATAGAAGCACCAAATGCTATATAAGCAGCTAACATGTTATCTGAAATATCAGATAACCATAAACTCAGAAATATGAATAGCACAAAAGGTGCTAACATTATGTCTGAATTTAAACTTTTATCGTCATTTTTTGTTTTACTTGTGTGTATTACTGTTCTTGATTTCATCTTTACATCTCCTATATTGATGATTAAGTTGAGAGAACATATTCCCCTCATAAAATGAGGGATATGTTCTCAAGTCTTTGAAAGTAAATAAGATTCTACCAAAAGGCACAATCTATTTTCTGTTGTAAAAATACCACTACACACTCTTTCAGGACGATAACATATGGAACTTGTGGTATTTTTACAACTTTTGCATGGCATGGGCATAAATTGGGACTCCTAATTTTGTTAATACAAAATTAAGTCACAATTTATGCAGCATGGCTGCAAAAATCTTGGTGTACTGTATATATATAAAAAAGGGTGCTACCATATATTTTCAAAAATACTAGGGTATATCGTCTTTGGCCGGGATAATCACATTATACTTATAATTAAATATAATTATACTAAAGTATATTATATAAATTTTGTTATTATATTTTTTATACATAGATACTTGTATTTATAATGTTTATAGTGTATAATGTCACTATGACTAATTTAGTAGAAACTACACTAAACTCTATAGAGCCTTTTATAAATTTAAAAGACTTGTTAGAACAGAAAGTAAATCAACAATCTAATACTGATTTTCTTACTTTTGTTCGTATGTTAGCTCCCATGTTAGTATCTGATTGGAAGATGGGAAGACATATAGAAGTTATATCAAATAAACTTCAAGATTTAGAAAATGGTAAATTAAAAAGATTAATGGTATTCTTACCACCACGATCTTCTAAGTCTGTTATTTGTTCTAAGTTGTTTCCTGCATGGTACATAGGTAGAAATCCTAAACATGAAATACTAACAGTATCTCATAGTGATCAGTTATCTAGTGACTTTGGTAGATCTGTTAGAGATGTTGTTAATACAGAAGAGTTTCAAAAAATATTTAAAGGTGTAGCTTTAAGAAGTGATGTTAGAGCAGCAGGTAAATGGAAGACAAATCAAAATGGTACTTACTATGCTGCTGGTGTAAGATCACAAATTGCAGGTAGAGGTGCTCACATAGCTATCTTAGATGATGTTATGTCAGAAGAAGATTCTATTAGTGCAGCAGGAAGAAAGTATATTAAAGAATGGTATCCTGCTGGCCTTAGAACACGTATTATGCCTAATGGAGCAATAGTAATAATTAACACTAGGTATCACTATGATGATCTTTGTGGTTGGCTTTTAAAACAACAAGAAAATATGTCTGAGTATGATACTATTCCTTGGGAAGTAATTAAGATTCCTGCATGGGTAGATGAACCTTCTTCAGAGCTATTAGGACTTCCTGTAGGATCTAGTTACTTTCCTGAATGGAAATCAGATGAAGTTTTAAGAACTGATGAAAATGAAATAAAAGCCTCCAATGGTTCTAGATATTGGAATGCCTTATATATGCAAGACCCTACTCCTGAAGAGGGTGGTTTAATAAAAAAGAGGTGGATTAAACATTGGGACTATGAAGAACCCCCAACTTGTGATTTTATAATACAAACTTATGATACAGCTTTTTCTACAAGAACCACTGCTGACTTTAGTGTTATACAAACATGGGGAATATTTTGTATGTATAATCAAGATAGAGGGGGAGAAGAAGATTTTGTTTCTCATTTAATATTATTAGGAAATGTAAAAGGTAGGTATGAATATCCTGAACTTAGAAAGATAGCACAAAAACTATATAATGAAAATAGACCTGATGTAGTTATGATTGAAAAGAAAGCTAGTGGACAATCATTAATACAAGATATGAGAAGATCAGGTTTACCTGTTATGGAATATACACCAGATAGAGATAAAGTGTCTAGAGTACATGCAGCATCTCCTATGATAGAATCAGGCAGAGTATGGATACCTAGTCAAAAGAAATGGGCAGATGATCTTATGGAAGAATTAATACGATTTCCTAATGCTGCACATGATGACCAAGTAGATGCTATGACTATGGCAATACATTATTTAAGGGAGTCTTGGCATTTATCACATCCTGACGATCCTGAATGGGAAGATGAACCTAAAAATGAAAAGAAAACTTATTGGACATTCTAATTTGTATATTTAGAATTATCATGTTATAATAATAAAATAAAGTTATAAAAGGGGAATATAAAGTAATGTTTGATTTTTTAAAAGATTTATTTCCATCTTCAGAATCTTCTATACGAAAGGGTTTTGATGATGAACCCGAAGTTTCTTCTGTTCAAGAACAACTAGCAAGTGGTGCTAAATTTCCAAATGAACAATCTAATGCACTACCATCATATAATAAACAGACACTAGCTGAAGATATACCAGCATTAGAAGATGCCTATAGATCAGGAAGAATAGGATATAATGAGCTTGTAAAATCAGGATACTTTGATCGTCAAAATAAACTAGATAAACAAAGTAATTTAAAAAGAGAACAAGATTTAAATAAAACGATACAAGATAATAAACTTGACATAAGTGTTAAAATAGGAGATGATGGACAATTTGAATATAAAACAGGACCAGACTCTTCTCTATCAGATCTTTTAAAAGTAGTAGGCAATTTTGGTAAAAAAGATTTTAAAAAAGTAGTTGGTTCTCTAAACAAGATTTCAGAAAAACAAGAAAAAGAACAAGAAAAAAATCTTAATAGATTAGGCAAAGAAGTTGAACAAAATAGTAAAGGAAAAGTTTCTACCTTATCTTTTCCTACGTCTTCATTATTAAACCCATCATCTTCTAGAACACCTTCTTTTGTTTATGATCCTAAAACAGGTACAATAGTAAGAACAAATACAGGAGGATCTATTGAAGATAAAACAGAAGAAGCAGAAGCTCCTAAACCCAGACCTACTTCTTTAGCAGAATACTTTCAAGATGACAGAACATATCCAGCAGCAAGTTTTCAACCTAATCAATACTTAGCAGCTTTATTACAAAGAATTAATCCAAGTGAAAGCACAGAAAGTATTAATCAAAGATTAGGATATGTAGCTAATCAACCTGCTCGTCCTGCTTCTGAATTTGAAGTAAATCTTACACCACCTAAATCAGTTCAAGAACTTGAAAGAGAGATAGCTTTATTTCAACATGATTATGAAGACTCTATGAATCCTCAAGCACAAAATGAATTAAGACTTTTACAAAGACAATTAGATGATGCTTATAGAATGCAAGAGTTTGAAAATGTAGATTCAAAAGATCTTGCACCTTTATTAACAAGAATAAATTATAGTTAAATAAATGGCAACAGAACGTAATCCATATGATAGGATTTCTGCTAATCAAATAGAATTAGTGCCTATGGAAGAAGAAGAAAATCCTGAAGTATCTATAGAAATAGATCCAGAAGGTGATGGTGTTATTGTTGATTTTGAAACTCCTACTATGGAAGGTTCAGAAGAAATACAAGAATGGTATGGTAATCTTGTTGAAAATCTTGATGACGAAGAATTATCTGAAATAGCTAATCAAGTAGAAGAAAATTATACTGCTGATAAAGATAGCAGGGCTGAATGGGAATCTATGTTTGAAAGAGGTTTTGATCTTTTAGGATTAAAACTTGAAGAAGGTTCAGAACCATTTGAAGGAGCTTGCACTGCTGTACATCCTTTGTTAATTGAATCTGCTGTTAAATTTCAATCTAAAGCATCACAAGAACTATTTCCACCATTAGGTCCAGTTAAATCTAATATTCTTGGTAAAGCTACACCTGAAAAAGAAATGCAAGCTAATAGAGTTCAAAACTTTATGAACTATCAGCTTACAGAACAGATGCCTGAATACTTTGAAGAGTTTGAAAGAATGCTCTTTCATTTACCATTGATAGGTTCAGCATTTAAAAAGGTATATTATAATTCAACATTAAAACGTCCTTCTTCTGAATTTATACCTATAGATCAATTTTATGTTTCTTATTATGCTTCTGATCTAAGAAATGCAGATAGATATACACATGTTATTTATAAAAGTCCTATAGAATTAGAAAGAGATATGAGATCTGGAGTCTATGAAGATATAGATTTACCAGATCCCCCTCAACTTAATGCTACTCCATTTGCTAGTAAGATGGATAATATATTAGGATTAACTCCTTCTTATGATACTGATCCTCAATATGTATTGTTAGAACAACATTGTTATTTAGATATTGAAGAAGAAGGAATGTCTTTACCATATGTTGTTACTGTAGAGCAAAGTTCTCGTACAGTTTTAAGTATTCGTAGAAACTATGAACAGGATGACCCTAACAAAGAAAAGATAAATCACTTTGTTCATTATAGGTTTGTACCCGGTTTTGGTTTTTACGGACTTGGCCTTATACACTTCTTAGGTAATTTAACAATGTCAGCAACTGCTGCAATGAGATCTTTAATAGATGCAGGGCAGTTTGCTAACTTACCCGGAGGGTTTAAGGCAAAGGGAGTGAGGATGGTTGGAGATAATGACCCGATCTCTCCCGGTGAGTTCAAGGAGGTTGAAGCAACTGGAATTGATTTATCTAGGGCTATTGTTCCCCTGCCTTATAAAGAGCCTTCCTCAACTCTTTACCAGATGCTACAATTTGTAACTGCTGCTGGTCAGAAGTTTGCAGACAGCACAGAACAAGTAGTTTCTGATGCTGCCTCCTATGGACCTGTTGGAACAACTATGGCACTGCTAGAAGCATCAAGTAAATTCTTTAGTGCTATACATAAAAGATTACATAAATCTCAAAGAGATGAATTTAGAATATTAGCACATATAAATTATAATTATCTTCCAAATGAATATCCATATGAAGTTCCATTTGAAGATAGAAATATTCTAAAGAATGATTTTGATGGTCGTGTAGATGTTGTACCTGTAAGTGATCCTAATATTCCATCTAATGCACATCGTATGATGTTAGCAAATATGGCATTACAAATGGCACAACAGTCTCCACCGGGAATGTTTAATATTGAAGCTTTAAATAAAACAATTCTTCATGCAGCTAATATGCCAAACCTTGAAGAAATATTACCTCCTAAAATAGAGGCACAACCTCTTGATCCTGTTTCTGATATTATGGCTGCTACAAAAGGATTACCTATTGCTGCTTTTCCGGGGCAAAACCATGATGCACATATACGAGTAAAAACGATGTATACTCAAGATCCTCAAAATGGTGCTAATCCTATAATGCAAAGAATTATGCCTATTCTACAAGCTAATATACAAGAACACTCTGTATTAAAGTATCAAGAACAAATGAATGGTGTTACACAACAAATGTTACAACAAGTTCCACCAGAACAAGCACAAAATCCTTCTACTGTTGAAATGGTAATGGCACAAGCAGCACAACAAGTTATGAATGCTAATCAAGCTGCTGGTCAAGCTCAATCACCAGAACAGCAATTAGTATCTCTTGAACAAGAAAAAGTTAAACTACAACAACAAAAACTTCAATCAGATACTGCTTTAAATGCAGCAGAGCTAGAAATTAAAAATAAGAAAATAGAACTTGAAGAAAATGAACAGATATTGGAAATTCTAAAGTCTGGTGCTGAAGAAGAATTTAAGAAAGAAAAAGCTAACCTAGATAGAGAAACTAGAAAAGAAATTAAAGTAATGGATATTCTATCAAAACTAGGTATAGAAGAAGACAAACTTACTGCTTCTCAAAAAACAAATTTTCAAAATAAATTATTAGATATATTAAAATCAGAAGAGATGATGGAATTAAATACATTATCTAAATTAGCTATTAATTCAGAAAAGGAGAAAAACAAATGATGACTAAAGGTAAAGGGTATCCTGAGAATGTTAAAGAAACTGATAAAAGTTTTGGTGATGCATATGCTCAAGATGTAACTGGTGGACGTAATATTCGTTCAGCACTTAATAAATGGGATGATTATTCTTGGAAAGGTGAGGAGAAAGGAACACTTAAACCATAATGGATATATGGGATGAAATTATAAAAGACTTTGATTCTCAAATAAATAAGTTACAAGGTGATCTAGGTAATGGTAGTGCTCAAGATTATCCACATTATAGACAAATAGTAGGTTCTATTTCAGGATTAGAATGGGCTAAACAAAATTTAAAAAACATTGTTAAAAACAGACTATATCAAGAGGAGTAAAATGCAACAAGTAAATATGGGTCGTGCTTTAAAAAATGATCAATGGATTGATGAAGAAGAAATTCCTGATCCAGAAACTTTACCAAACATACCGGGATTTCATGTATTGGTAAGACCAGTATCAGTTAAAAATAAAACTAAAGGTGGTATACTAATACCAGATTCTACAAGAGATGATATTTCATATCTTACAACTGTAGGAAGAGTTTTAAAAGTAGGAAACTTAGCTTATAAAGATACAGAAAAATTTCCTAATGGACCTTGGTGTAAAGAAGGTGATTATGTTTGTTATGCTAAACATGCAGGAATGAAACTATTTTATCAAAATACTAGACTTTTATTATTGTTTGATGATGTAGTTCTTATGACTATTGAAGATCCTAAAGACCTTGATCCTACTTTTAATTTAACAAAAGGATCAAGTTAATTTGTAGATTTAACATTTATATGTTATAATATTATAATACGTAATCGTAAGTATCGTAACTAACGGAGAAAGTAATGTCTAATAAAGACGGATGGGCTACTGTAGAAGTGCCTGAAAAAATTGAATATGAAGTTGAAGAAGAAATACAAGAAACACCTAAACAAGAAATTAAATCCTCTGAAGAAGAAAATAATATTCAAGAACTAGAAGGAATTGAAACTCAAGGAGCACAAAAAAGAATTAGACAACTTGTTAAACAACGTAAAGAACGTGAAGAACAAATAGAACAGTTGTTAAAAGAAAAAGAAGAACTTCAAAAAAATTTACAAGTTAAAGATACTGAAGTTCACGATTTAAATGAATTAAGTTTAAATGCTTCTGAGCAACAATTAACAGATAAAATTAATTTAGCTAGAGCAGTTTATTTAGAAGCTTTTGATGAAGGCAATAATGAAAAAGTTTTAAAAGCACAAGAAGCTTTAAATGATGCACAAGCAGATTTAAAAGCAGTAACATCAGCTAAAAGTAGATTTGAAAGTCAACCTAAACCACAACAAGAAGAGGTAAGTCAACAACAAGGACAACAATCTAGACCAGATCCAATGGCAGAAGAATGGGCTTCTAATAATACTTGGTTTGGTAAAGATAATATAATGACTGCTTCTGCATTAGCTATAGATACAGAATTAAAAAATGAAGGTTTTAATCCATCAGATCCAGAATTTTATGATGAAATTACAAAAAGAATGCAAGATGCTTTTCCACAAAAGTTTGGAGAAGATCAGAAACGTGTGCAGGGTAATACGTCAAGTCCTGCTCAAGTGGTATCGGGGAGTTCTCGTTCCTCTCCGACTTCTAGGAGCAAAGTTAAACTTTCACAAGAAGACATAAGACTTGCTTCAAAATGGAATATACCTCTTGAAACCTATGCTGCCGAAAAGCTTAAAGTATTACAAGCTGATGGTGAGTATACTGATATTAAATGAGAACGTGGGAGAATAAAATGAATACACGAAATGAAACACGTAGTAACAAGTTAAGGGAAAATAACACTAGAGAAGAAGAGTGGACCTATGAAGAACCAGATGCTCTCCATATTCCTGATGTTGTCAAATCTAGACTTCAACATGAAGGAATGTCATTACGTTGGATACGAATATCTGTTAAAGGCCAAGATGATATTATGAATGTTGGCAAAATGCAAACTGAAGGTTGGACTTTTCTTACTCCTGAAGAAGTTCCTGAAATGGCTGTTACATCCTTCGTAAAGGAAGAAGGCCGTTATCAAGGTGCAGTCTGTCGTGGAGACTTAGCACTGGCTAAAATGCCTTCGGGCAAAGTTAAAGCTAGAAAGAAGTTTTATGAGAAGAAAGCTAATGATATGATGGATGCAGTAAATTCTCAACTCATGAGAGCTTCCGATTCTCGTATGCCTATTTCTAATAATAGTAAATCTGTAACAACTAAAGGAAGAGTTCCTAATTTTCAAAATTAGGTCTTTCTAATTAGGGAGAAATGAATTATGTCTACTACTAAAGCATTTCGTGGTTTCATCCCTGCTCGTAAAAAAGGTGGCAACTATAATAATGAAGCTGTCACTGATACTATTGAAATTACCTCTACAGGTATGACTGGTTCACCAACTAATAATATTTTTACTGGTGATCCTGTAGTACTTCCGGGGGCTAATTTCACAACCATTAGTCCATTTATTGCTGCAACTCTAAAACCTTCAGGGGTTTTCATGGGATGTCAATATGTGGAAAATGGTGAGCAAAAGTTTTCTCGTCAATGGAACGGAGGGCTGAGTGCCACAGATATTAAATTCTTTGTAATAACTGATCCTGATCAGACTTATTACATTCAAGCATCTCTAACCTTATCGGCTGCTGAGTTGCTTCCTGTCAAAAACTACAATGTGACTGTTAGCTCCACAGCTTCTAGTGGTAACACAGTTACAGGTCAATCCAGCTACTATCTTGATGGTGCATCTGGTGTTGAATCTGCTGCTGCTGTTCGTGTTATTGGTAAAGCTCAATTCCCTGAAGAAGGAGATGGAGATGCATTCCCCATCGTTGAAGTTTGGCTTAACCATCACCGGGATCGTTTTGTGACTGCTACGGCATCATCGGCTTAATAAGGAGAATTTATAATGGCTATTAATAGAGCTAGTATTAGTAAAGAACTCCTTCCGGGTCTAAATGCTGTATTCGGTATGGAGTATGGAGAGGTTAATAATGAACATGAGCCTCTTTATGAAACAGAAAACTCAGATCGTGCTTTTGAAGAAGAAGTGCTATTCACTGGCTTTGGTTCTGCACCTGTAAAAGGTGAAGGTGCTGGAGTTGTTTATGATGATGCACAAGAAAGCTACACGGCTCGTTATTCACATGAGACTGTAGCTCTTGCTTTTGCAGTCACGGAAGAAGCAATGGAAGATAATCTTTATGATTCTTTTGCTAAACTACGTGCTCGGGGTCTTGCTCGGGCAATGGCTAACACTAAGCAAGTAAAAGCTGCTGCACTATACAATAATGGTTTCTCAGATACTATTGGTGATGGTGCTGCATTCTTCTCTGCTGCACACCCAACAATTTCTGATGGTAATCAGTCGAATTTACTTGCGGCTGCTGACCTTTCAGAAGCAACTCTTGAAACTGCATTAACATCTATTCAAAAACTTAAAGATGATCGTGGTATTTTGATAGGTGCAAGTGCTGTTTCACTTCATGTTCCAGTTGATTCATGGGCAATTACAGATCGTATCTTGGCAAGCCCCGGTAATACTCAAACGAGTGCTGCTGGTGCAAACCCAAATACGAATGCTATAAATGCTACTCGTCACTTGGGCATGATTCCAGAAGGGTATTTCATTAATCGTAGGTTTACGGATACAACCTCTTACTTCATTAAGACAGATGTTCCTAATGGTACAAAGATGTTTGTTCGTTCTCCACTTCAAACGAAAATGGAACCTGACTTTGATACTGGTAATCTTCGATTTAAGGCAAGGGAACGATATAGTTTCGGTGTCTCTGATTGGAGAGGCTGGTTTGGAAGTGCTGGTACTTAATAGTAACAGTGAGGGAAGGTAGTTTCATACTACCTTCCTTCTTACTATAGAGGATTAAATATGACAAATATTAGAGTTGCTATTGCTACTGGTGATGCTGTTCTTAAATATGTAGATACAGATACAACAGTTGGTACAAATGGAAATGGAGATTCACCAGTTCCTTCAACAACTAGAGTTCTTGCTGTACATGCAGTAGCCACTGCTGCTGGATCTTATTCAGTTAAAGGTCAAAAACAAATTACAAATAAAACTGCTGAAGGTACAGCTATAAAATTTCAAGTAGCAGCTAATGAAGCTACAGATATGTATATGGGTGAAATGGGAGTGCCTGTTTATGGAGTAGTAAGTGTATCTGCTCCTACAGATGGTGGTGTTCTTACTGCTATTTTAGGGTAAAACATGGGTACTTACTCTAATCTTAAAAATGATATAATTGCTGCTACAGAAAATGATGGTACAGAATTTACTGATGCTGTTCCGGGTTTTATTGAAAGAACAGAATTAAATCTAACAAAAGACTTAGATGATTTTGGACTAGATGAATTTTTAACTGTCTCTGTATCTTCTGGTAATGCTGGTAATGTAACTCTTAATGATCGTGTACGTATAGTAAGAAATGTAAACTATACAGTAAGCACAGGGACTACAACTACCAATTTATTACAAAGAACATTAGAGTATGCATATGATTATTGGCCTGTTAGTGCATCTACAGGCACACCAAGATATTATTCTAGAGTAAATAATTCTACAATAAAAATAGTTCCAACACCTACTTCAGTTATTACAACACAAATACAAGTTGCATCTCAACCTTTAGCATTAGCATCTGCTACAGGTACAAGTGTAACAACATCAAATTATTTTAGTGAGTATTGCTATAATGCTTTATTTTATGGTTCTATGATGGAAGCAACAATGTTTAATAAAGATTGGAATACAGTAGCAGTATGGCAAGGTCAGTATCAACAAGCAGTAGCTTCATTACGTAATCAAGCTAGAAGAACTAGACAAGATGATATGCAAAGTGCAGCCAACCCTATAGGTGGTCCTGACACAGTGCAATTAGGATCTACATAAGGGAGAATTTATAATGGCTAAAAGAACACAATATTTTATATCAGATGAAGGATTTCTTACAAATGAAAATCCTGAAACTAAAAAAGCTACTAAAAAAAGAGCTAAAAAAGTTTCTTCAGGAAATTTAAAACAAAGAAAAGGTAAAAGTAAAACAGGACGAACTGTAAAAAATCCAATAGGCACGGCCACTACAAGAACAGCTAAAGGTCAACTTAAAACTGCATCTAAAAGTAGAGTGGATACTGCTAAACGACAAGCTGCAAAAAGTAAGCTTAAAAGGATTGGTAGAGGCTTTGGAAGTAGACCTACTGGACAAGGATATGGTGCTGCACGTAAAGGACCAAATGTAAAAGGACCACCTCAAGATGTGCTAGATGAAATTGTAGAAGGTGTTCTTGGTCCTGCTATAGTTGGATATGAAGTTTCTAAAAATCTTCCTGTTGAAAATTTTAAAGATATGAAAGAGCTTGAACGTGGTAAAATGTCTGCTGGTGAAAGAAAAGTAAAACCACTTCCTAAAGATAAAAATAAAATAATAAAACGTAAAAAAGGTAAGCAAGTATTACGAGATTTAAAAGATAGAGATCCTAAAAAACCTATGACACCTCAAGAAAAAAAAGATATTCAAAAACTTAAAGATAATTTAAAAAAAGATAAACAAAAACCTCTTACACCTAAACAAAAAAAATTAGATGTAAATAAAGATGGTCAATTAGAAGCTAGTGATTTTAAAAATTTACGTAAGAAAGTAGTCTCTGCTATGACAGGTGGTCAAATTGTAGCTATGATGTACGATGATTAGTAGATCAAGTATTAAACAACAGGTGACTAAACCACCTAAAAAGAAACGAAAGAAAAAGAGGAGAAAGAAATGATTGGACCTCATACACTAATTAAACGTCCACACAATCTAGATGAAATTGTAGGTAGACCTACTGGACAAGGATATGGTGCTGCACGTAAAGGACCAAATGTAAAAGGACCACCTCAAGATGTGGTTGTAGATGAAGACTACACTCAAGGTAAATCTTTTAAAGTAGAAGATTAAATATGAAAAAAATCTTATTAAAAATACTTAAAGGAGCAGGAAATCCTGCTAACAGAGATGTTGTTCGTGAAGTTGATCCAAAAATAGCTGATTTTTTTATTAGAAGGAAGTATGGTAAAAAAGCTGATCCTAAAGATGTTTCTAAAGCTGATAAAGGTAAAACACTTACTAAGGATAATGCTAGACGTTTAATTGGAAATATGGCTAAAGCAAAAGGTGATAAAGATACTTTAGATTTTTTAAAAATACCAAATCCTGCTAAAAAACCTAATGGTAAAAAAACTCCTTCTAGTTTTGAAAGAGAATTTAATTTAGATAAAAAAAATGCTCTTAAACAAATTGAGAATCAGTTAACTGAATTAAGAAAAGTTTACTCAAAATACTCTGCACCTATACGTGGAAAAGCACCAGCTTCTCCGGGTATTCTAAAAAATATTATAAGAGAAGCAAACAAACTTAAAAATAAACAAAAATCTATTCAAAAAGCTACATTTGGAGCAAGAGTAAAAGCAGATACACAAATTCCTTTATTTGATATTAGTGAAGATATAAAAAGAACTAGATCATTTTTAGAAAATATACCTAAAGAATCTAAAAATTTTGAATATGCAAAATCTACTTTAGGAAGTTTAGATATAGGCAAATCACCACCTAGACGATTTGGAGGAAAGTCACCAAGAGGAGAAGTACCTACAAGATCTGGTGTAACTTTATCAAATGAAGGTGAAGTAAGAAAAGTAGAAGTTACAGATGAAGCTGCTGCTGTTAAAGAAGGGACTAAACAATTAAGAGGTGAAGGTAAACTTACTCCAACAGAACAAAAAGAATTACAAGAACAAATAAAAGAATATATTGGAAAAGGAGGAACAATAACTAAAGGTAAACCTTCTAAAGGAACAGCACCTGATGATACTCCCGGTCTTACAGATTCTCTTGCAGAAGCTCAAACACTTTTAGGAGTAGATGCACCTCCCGGTTTTTCTCCTACAAATGTAGAACGAAAAGCTAAAGATAAGTTAATTGAAGAAGAAGGTATTTTACGACAACTTCAAAAAAAGAAGGCTTCTAAATCAGAAATAACAAAAGCTCAAAATAAAGTTATAAGAGCAATGCAAAAACTTCAAGAAGTTAGAACAAAAGAAATTATAAAAAAGATTGAAGATGAAAACTATTTAGATGTATATAAGTTACCTCCTAGTCAAATAGAAAATATTGGGTTGAAGATGCCCCAAAATATTAAGTCTTCAAATAAAAAAGGAGAAGGTCCAGATTCAGATGAAAATATAAAAGAAAGAAAAAAAGGTGGAAGACTTCGTAAACGTAAACCTAAAAGAGTTGTACGTGGTGTAGGTGCTGCTAAAAGAGGTTATGGTAAAGCTAACTATTCACATAAAATGTATTAATGGCTTATAAAGTAGATAGTTCTAAAATAAATTATAGTGGACTTAAACCTCACAAAAGAGATTATAATTTTAAAATAGATTGTAATTGTGAAAAATGTACAAAAGAATGGAAAAAGTATTGGGCTGATGTGTGTGAATTTTTAGTAAAAAAATTTAAAGATACTTATGTAAAGGTATAGAATGGCTGCACGTAAACGAAAAAGAAAAGGGACAGGTATGAAAGGATTGACCATTAAAGGTGGTCATAAACGTCCTACTAAGTCTGGTGCAGGTATGACTGCTAAAGGTGTAGCTGCTTATAGACGTAAGAATCCCGGTTCTAAATTAAAAACAGCCGTAACAGAAAAAAAACCAACAGGGAAACGTGCAGCAAGACGTAAATCTTTCTGTGCAAGATCAGCAGGGCAAATGAAAAAGTTTCCAAAAGCAGCTAAGAATCCTAATAGCCGTTTGAGACAAGCACGTAGAAGATGGAGATGCTAAACTAAAATGTCTTACTTAATATCGAATATCCCTCATTTTAAATGTTGGGTTCGTAAAGAGTTTACATATAATCACGAACAATATCAAGGAGAATATTTACATGCAATGGCAATAGCCGTAAATACAATACCAGATAGATCATTAAGTTTTCAAATTGTATTTACAGGTTGTGATGAAGAGGAAAATACATCTGGTGGAGCAATGTGGGCTAGGATGCCAATTAATGCTTTAATAGCTGATACACCATTAGAAGAATGGCCTAATCAAATGCCAACACATTTTGTACAACCTTGGGACTGTTCTGCTAGAAATCATAGTGTAATAGTTATGGATAGAATATCTTCTAGTCCTTGGCTTTGTAAAATAAATGGAGAGTTTTATACAGGTAGATATATGTTTACAGTTGATTATACTGATAGTCATATATCTGATGATCCAGCACAACATAAGCAATCACATGTATTAGAACTTATAGATGCTGGTGAGTTTACAGGTAATATTGTAGCATTACCTAATAATAGAGTAAGAGTAACTAATCCTGCTTTGTGGGAAACTGGAGAAGGAGCACCAGATTTTGTACCTAGTCAGTATATTCATTCAGCAGAAATAGATGATAGTTATATGAATCCTAATATTACTTTTAATAATTTATATGCAAAAGAGGAGAAATCTAATGGCAAGAAAAAGAACCAAAAACGGAAGTAAGATGAAACGTATGGGTGGTGGTCGTATGATGACTAAAACACGTAGTCGTATGGGAGGTGGTCGTATGATGACTAAAACACGTAGTCGTGGTGGTGCTCTCCGTAGACGTTCTGGTGGTCGTGCTAGGTAATGCCTGATCCTAAAAAAGGTACAGGTAAAAAACCTAAAGGTTCTGGTCGTAGACTTTATACTGATGAAAATCCAAAAGATACAGTCAGTATAAAGTTTGCTACTCCAGCAGATGCAAGGGCTACTGTAGCTAAAGTTAAACGAGTTAAGAAACCTTATGCACGTAAAATACAAATACTTACAGTTATGGAACAACGTGCAAAAGTAATGGGTAAGAATGAAGTTGTAAAAATAGCTAAACGAGCAAAGAAGGTATTAAAAGATGGCAATCAAAAGAGCAAAGCCAAAAACAAAAAGAAAAAAAGGATCACCTAAACCAACTAACCCTAGCCTTTATGCAAGAGTAAAGTCAGAGGCCAAACGTAAGTTTAAGGTATACCCTTCAGCATATGCAAATGCATGGTTAGTTAGAACGTATAAAAAACGTGGTGGTGGCTATAAATGAGTTTAAAAGAATGGTTTGGAAAAGGCCCAAAAGGTGATTGGGTTGATATAGGTGCTCCAAAAAAGAAGGGCAAGTTCCAAGCCTGTGGTCGTAAGTCTACTAAAACAAGTAAGAGGAAGTATCCTAAATGTGTGCCAAGATCTACTGCAAGGAGCATGACCAAAGGTCAGATCAAGAGTGCTGTTGCAAGGAAGAGAGCAAAAGCACAAGGGGTCAAAGGCAAGCCTACAATGGTCAGGACTTTCAAAAAAAGAAAGAAAGCCGTAAGAAAAAGGACTAAAAAGTAATGGCAGTATCAGGGACATACAACTTTAATCTAGATATAGATGAAGTTATTCAAGAAGCTACAGAAATGATTGGTGGTGAAAATACTCTTGGACATGAGCCAGCATCTGCACGTAGATCTTTAAATCTTATGTTAAAGGATTGGCAAAATCGTGGTGTTATGTTATGGACAACTTCAGTATCTTCCATAACTGTTACTGCAAGCACAGCTTCATACTCTTTATCAGAATCAACAATAGATGCATTAGAAGTTGTTATTAATAGAGATGATACAGATTTACAATTAGAAAGAATTAGCTCAGAAGAATATTTACTTATACCAAATAAAACACAAACAGGCAGACCTAATCAATATTCTATTCGTAGAGAAAGAGACAATCCTGTTTTACGTGTATGGCCTTTACCAGATAATTCTACTGATGTTTTAAAATTAGAAATAATAAGTGAAATACAAGATATAAATAAATCAGCAGAACAAAATGCTGATATACCTAAAACATTTTTACCTTGTTTAACTATGGGTTTATCATATCATTTAGCTATGAAAAGACCGGGAGTTCCTGAAAGTAGAATTAATTTTTTAAAAGTTAATTATGAAGAAAATTTAGCTAGAGCAATGCTTTCCGATAGAGAATTAGCTTCTATGAAAGTTGTCCCTAAATTAAGGTATTTATAATGGCAAGCACTAAAAATGCTTTAGCTATGTGTGACATTTGTGGATTTGTATATCCACATCGAGTAATGAGAATGAATAGCTATGGCATGTTAGTATGCCCCCAAGATTATGAAGGACAATACGATTTAAAAAATCATCCACAAAATAGTATTCCAGATGTTAGAGATAATCCATCTATAAAAGATCCAAGACCAGATGATCAAGGAAGAAATTTAACATGGGATCAAGCAGCAAGTACTTATGATTCAACAGAAAAGTTTTGGCAACAGATATGACAGATTTAACAGGAAAACTTATTTCAAATACTTACAAACAACTTATTCTTGTAAGTTCGGCTGTTAGTAATACAGGTGTAGAAACATCACTTAAACCTGTACAAACAGGAGATGGTACTAATACAGCACTTAAAGTTGCAACAAATGCTGTACAAGTTACTGGAGCTTTAGCAGTAACTGGTTCTGTTTCTCTTGATAATAATCTTCATGTAGATGATAGAGTATGTGCTTCTGCATTTTATGGTGATGGATCAAATATTACAGGTATAACTGCTGCTGTAGCAGGTAATATATCAGTTAGTAATGCTGTAATAGGAGGAACATTACAAGTATCTAGTACTGCAACTATAGTAGGAGCTACACATTTAAAATCAACTGTTACTGTAGGTGGTGCAGCAAACTTTGGTTCTACTGTAACTGTAGAAGG